GTTCCGTGTCGGTTGCGTTGATCATCGCTGCGTGTGGCGCGAAGTTGTGGAATTGCCTACTCATATGCGTAAGAACCTCCACATCGTCAATTGTTGCGCGGCGAATCGTCAGCATAAATTAGCCCTCTACACCGTGCATACGGGTACTAGACAACGTGTTTGTACGGGTCATACTCTTCGTTCGCAGTTGACTTGCGCTTGTACTTGTCGAATAAGGATCGTTTACGAACCGGATACGCGAACGTCAACGCAAGCGCATCGGCAAGGTCGGGTGATGCGCCACCTTGCAAACGCTTTTTGATCTCGTCCTTTGACTCAAGCACCTTGCGACCAGCCTGGTCAAACCAATACACGGGCGTTGCCATCTCTTGCTTCAATTGAACGTCATTCGGTATTGCACCACCCTGCTCAATCCATTCCTTCATGCCCCACCACATCTCGGTGCGTCGGTTCGTGAATTGGTCTGGCTGAATGGCGCGGCCACCAAACGGCACTTCAATGGGGTCAAAGTCAAGTTGACGCAGTCTGTCAATGACTCCTGCACCTGCACCGCTGTCAACAAACACCGCGTCCGGTTCCCAGGATTCCATGACCGCCGCAACGCGAGCAGCCAACTCCATGTTGTCAATGCCCCTGTACACAAGCGGCGGGAACATGGTCAATCCTTGACGCTTGACAATGACGCTGCGGTCATCACCAAACCGCGCAGGGTCAACACCAAGGATGCGGGGTGATCCTTCAATGTCCTTGTCCGTATATTCGCGGCTTGCTGCAAGTTCAGCGTCTGACAGGCTGATCAATTGGTCATCGCCGGCGGCGGCAAAATCGCACAGGTACTCGCGAGCAAACGCAGTCTCAGGCATGTCGCGCTTCAGGCGTTCGACTTCATTGGGATCAATTGCTTGGGTGTCGTAGACCGTGTACCGAGCAGCGTTCCAATCGGGCAGCGACTGTGCGCGGTAGTACAACTCGGAGAACAGGTTGATGCCTGACGGTGTCCCGATGAACATCGCCCAACCCTGACGGTCAGACAACGCCGGCTGAATGATGTCGTTCCACACCTCCGGCTTGACCTGCGACACCTCGTCAATCACGCATCCGTCAAGGCGCACACCGCGCATGGCATCGGGGTTGTCGCCACCGAATATACGAATAACGCACCCGTTGTGCTTGAAAGTGACAAGCAGGTCGCCCTCGTTAATGTCAATTGCATTCTCTTGCAAGAGCGGCGCAAGTTTCTGTTTGAGCCGCGCCCAGGCGATAGCCTTGGCTTGCTTCAGGAACGGGGCAATGTAGAAAAACAGGCCAAGTTCCTGTTTGAACCGGATCGCCTTGTCAATCAGTTCCATGATGGCAAGTTCGGTCTTGCCAGCGCGACGGTGCAGGGCAAGCACTGTGAACCTGCGCTTACTGACATGGCATGTCCGTTGCCATGCTCGCGGCTTGTACTGCAAACTGACGGTGCGAGCCATTACCGCTCCGGTACGCCTGTTGCCACCATGAGGCTGATGCCACCGGAATGGTTCATGTCAACGCGCTCTGCCCACCGGGCGGGGTTCCACATCCGAAGGCACTTCATCCGGGTATCGACCTGCAAACGCCTCCAAGCGGCTTGTACTGCGTCTGTAGGCTCTGTGTCGCACAGGGTCTTGCACTCTTCCAGCATTGCCTCTTGTCCCTTGTCACGGGCGACCTTATAAAGTGCAGCAAATTCCTCGTCTTCTTCTTTCCATAGGTGAACCGTTCGTACATCCGGGTTGCCCTTGCGGTTGGCAAACTCAAGCAGTGTTCCACCTGTTGACAGCCAATCAAGTACTTCCGCTGCCTTGGGGTTGTGCATGACCGGGCCGCGTTTCGGCTTGCCCACTGGTCGCTTGATCACAGAGGTACTGGGTGACTTTTTTGTAAGCGCGAGGGATTTGGGCGCGTCTTTCATAGTTGCATAATTTCTGTATGGTGGACTTTGAGAGTTTGAACATTGACGCTAATTTGCCGTAGGAAAGCCCTCTTTCCTCCCGTGCGTCCCTTATGCACTGTACTGCATAATCTGAAATTCTTGCGTTGTGATGCGATTGCCCGATGCGATAGCCGTCTTCATTAACAGCGACGATGGCTATACGCTTGGTGATCATGTGCGTTTACGCAGGACGATGTCAAACCCTGCTGCGCCGGCAATGGCAAGCGCAGAGTCGAATGCTGGCTTTCGTTTACCAATCACCGTACCAGGCGTACCAAGCAAGCACCTCACCGTGTGCGCTCGGAGTATCCCTGCCTTATCCATTGCAACCGCAAGTTCCCCGCGTGTAGATCCTTGCGACTCAAGTGTCTCGCGGATATGCGTTTTGAATTCGTCGTAAGTGTTTATCGTCATCTACGTCAGTATATAAGTCAATCAGTTTCCCAATATACGAGATCGCCTCTTTTATAGAATTTCATTTGATCAACGTACTTCTTGGTGTCAACAAAGTGCTTGTCCTTGACAGTGAAGTAGTTGTTGGGCAACAGCAAAAAGTAACCTTCATCGGCAATGATCAGGCTGAGTGGCTTGTGTTCTGCGGGGTACTGCGAGTAACCATCAGCCCAATCAATCACAATACCTGTGTGTATGCCTGACGTTTCGGCGCGGAACGCGTTGACAGTCAGACCTTCAAGTGCCTTAAATTGCACGGCTTCGATGTTGTTTCCCATTGCTCCCCACGGCTGCGAGGAGTCATCAAAGTCAGGGTCAAAGGACTCGGTCGTTGACAGCGCGTGAAGCGGCAGACCTGACCAGTGTGCTCCGGACGCGAGGATCACATGGCAGGACAGGTACTGACCGGGTCGAGCGTAGATGGCATGCCACATACCGGGCGTTGTGCCGGCTGGCATGTTTGACCCAAGGTATTGGTTGTCAACTTGCACATAAAAATGGTTGGGTAGGTTGGTGTGTCGCATTAGTAGTCCGGAGATGAATCGTCAAAGAACCATAGCCACACGCCACACAAAATAATGAAGACTAAAGCAAGCGGTATAGAGCAAAGCGTATGAGTCATGCGGTTCTTTGTTGTGAGGGTACGGGTCTGCGGGAAATCGACAACACGCGACCGGGTTCCTTTGCGTTTGGATCTTTTGCCCACTCTGTCAACAATGGCAGTTTCTCAGCAAACCAATAGGTTTCCTGTATGGACAGCGCATATTCCTCACGGTAGATCTTAAGTGTCGGGTGAAAAACCTGTGCGCTGGTACGGTACGGGGTTGCTTGAATGACAATGCCGTCATCGTCAACAGCGACAAACCCTGTCTTTGTTTGGCCAACGGTAAAGCCCTCATGCCGTAGGTACATGATTGCTCGAAGGATCTTTGTCTTGTTGCGGGTGGTTGGGTACATCATGCGTTTGTCCGCTGCACAGGTCGTCGTGATGTTGACATCTTTCGAGTCCATTCCTTGCTCTTTGGATTGTTTGCCCACTTAATTAGAATTTCCATCCGCTCCTCAAACCAATGCGTTTGTGGGAGTTTGCGCGAGTATTCCTCACGGAATCGCTTGTGTATGGGGTGTTGAATCTGTGCGCTTGTCCTGAACGGGCTGACCTGAAACACCACACCTTCCGAATCAATGGCAATAAATCCGGTGTGCGTCATGCCAACGGTAAATCCCTCTCCTTGCAAATACATGGCAAGTGCGCTCATTTGCTGCAATACTGGTTTGCTTTCGTACCTCATGCGTACCTCACGGATGGCTTGCGGACATGCTCAACGGCAACGGCAAGGATTCGGCGTGACTCCGGTACATGACCAATGAACTCGCGCACTTGTTCAAGTTCCGCGTCGGACACGTTTTTGAGCATTGCTTCAGCCCACACATCCCACTCAGCAAACTCTTCAGGGCTGATTGGGGTGCAACGCTGTAGGTCGTTGCGAGTCTGCTCAACCTCGCGCTCCCCTACCAGGTTCTGTGGAATCAGAGCGCAGTACGCCTTGTGTATCGCTGATATATCAGGCTTTGAGTCGCGCACTAAACGGTGCTGGCGAATGCAACTTTGCAGTTTGTCCTGATGCAGTTGACCCCACTTCTCGTTCAAGATGCTCGACAATACAGGCTCAAGTCTCCACTTTGGCCACAGTTCGTCCATCAACTTTCGGTTGTCCATCCATGTGATTGTTGTCATACGCGAGAGTATATACATGTATCAAGATTCGCGCAAATCTATGCATGTCACAACAACGTGCATACAACGTGATTTTTTTTCAGCGAGGCTCAATGCCGGTGCTAGAGCGGGGATGTAGATCGGAAGGGAAGGACGAGATTTTTCAAATCTCTTTCAATCCCAGCACTTCGATGCTGACGGTTGTATTGACGTACTTGCACGGAGAGCGTTGAGGGAGCATCCCCGACCGTAGTCGGAGAAGCGTACTTGCACGGTTTCGCGCATCGGTATGCCTGTTGGTCTTTCACCTTGTTTCGGGTGGACGATTCCCTGGTATGCCACTACACCACATGCTTTCGCACGGCCATGCGCCGGGATGCTTGGCACATGGACTTACTACGTCCGTTCCCACCAACCTTCGCCAGTGGGTAATACTCCTTACTTGAGCCGGAGTACCGCAACTTGTGTGCTATGAGGGCTGCCTCGTCGGCGATACCCATTCGTAATGCGGCTGCACACCTACCACCAAATTGTCGTTACTTCGCGGTTGGAGGCAAGTCTGTTCGGACTTTGCCGTACTTCCGCACATGAACTTTCGAGCGGTTCAAGAACTCAGGAGTCAAAGGAATCGTGTCCATCCAATTTGGATCTCCACGCTTGCCGAATGGCTTCTTGATCTTGCGCCCCTGACTCATGCCGCGAATCATAACAACCGAATTGGATCGTGCAAATGGAATTAAATTGCTACACTCAAGTCCCCCGGATGCGCGGCTCGGTTGACGAAAGTCCCGAGCCGTGTTTGTTTCCGGAGCAGGAAACATAGGTCAAAGTGGAATGCTGACCGCATCGACACAGTCGCCGCACTATGTCGATCTGCATAAAGGTTCAAATTATTCATAGGTTTATGCAGACAGCAGCGCGTTGCCGCGCCCTGTCCTGTCGGAAGGTTAATTACCCCATTGCCTGGGAAACGAGGGGCGTACCTCTCGGCCTTGTGCCTCGTCGCAAGTGGGAGTCTCACCCACATCTCCGCGCCGGCACTATACATGCCGCATCTGTCAATTTATTTCATGCGTGTTTGTAACTAGGAAACTGCAATTATGCAGAAATCTGTCAACAAACTCATGTACTACCCCTTGCGTGACGATATACCTTGTCGTAGAGTACTGAAGTCAAAGGCGCGGCCAATGACAAACACACCTAGTTTGAGAGGACTAAGTAATGAAACTCACTCGTCACAACGGCAATATTGGAATCTACTACACAACAAACCCGGACATTGCACAATCTGACTACCTCGTTCGTCGCGACCCAACAGTCAAACAACGCCGATACACCGTGTCGCGTCGCCGCACTGCAACAAACGGCGTAGCACCGCAATGGGATTGGGAAGTTGTGCATGACGCACCAACCCTAATCAACGCCCGTGACTTTATTACAACTGACCGAATCAACCCAGTTTAAGAGGACTAACAATGGCAAAGCCAAACAAACCAAAAAACAACCTTGAATTGAACCACTCGGAAATCTGCGACATGTTTGCCGATAATCCAAACATGACGCTTGCAGAACTGTCAGCCACCACTGGCAAGAGCGTCAAAGAACTCAAAGCAATTCTTCTTAACAACTGACATGAACCCAAACGACCCATATATCGACGACACCGCCGACGGCGCGGACGACACCTTCGGATTATAAACACTCAATTTGAGAGGATTGACAATGACTACTAAGATTCAACTGACCGTAACCGAAGCCATAAATAACCCGTACCTTGCTCGCGTTTATTGTGACGTTCTTGTTGCAACGGCTCGGGAGATTAACGATGCAGTTAGCCAACGCGTCATCCGCGCTCACAACGAACGCGCTTGTGTTGACATTGACAACGAAGCAGCATTTGACCAGTGCATTGAAGAAATGGATGCTGCCGAAGGCGCATTTATTGCCATTCATCAGAACACGGTGGTGACCCTATGACCAAGCAAATCATGCAAATTGACGTTCTGTCGGAATGGGTTGCCGATGACCAGGCTGCCGAGTACTTAAGCGAACACGTTGTCACCGCAACGCTTGAGGTGCATTGGCAATATCACAAGCCCGGACATTACACCGGGGTGCAGGGCTGGGAACTGATCTCATGGAACATCCTTGAGATTGCGCTTGATGACGTTGAACTGACTGACCAAGACCTAGTTCCATCAGACTTCCCAATGGCCGAGGTACGCGCAGCCATTGAAGATGCGGAGCAGGTACGCAAGTACATTGCCGACAGACCACCGGAGGATGCATGAACAAATCAACAGACGGCAACGAACCGCGCACTACCCGCCGGCAAGCAACGCGGTGGGATACACAAGACGCAGCCTGGACAGATATTCAACCGCGCCTTGGGACGCTAAACGCGTTGGTACTTGACGCGATTACTCAACAACCAGGCACTTGCGACGAACTCGAAATTCGGTTGTCATTGACACATCAAACTTGCAGCGCGTGTGTCAACAGCCTGATGAACGATGGACTGATTGTTGCTGACGGCAAGCGACCAACACGGTCAGGCCGAGCAGCGCGTGTGTGGACATTACCAATACCAACAACCTTGTTTGGGAGGACGGCATGACACCTGAAGAATCGCGCATTTATTTGGAATCAATTTCAAATGCAAAGCATCTAAACGCTGATCAGCGAATGCAATGCAACATGTTTGTAGGTTGCATTGAATACATGGAGTCTGGTGGAAGCCGTAACGACTTAGATGAATTGCTACAAAAGTACGAAGTCATTGTTCCATTAAATGCCACCAAATTAGAACAGAAACCAATAGACAATTTAAAAGACATAGCAACATTGTGCAAGGAGATTGATCACTTGACGGCAGAGGCTGACATGCTTCGCAAGGAACGCGACGAGGCAAGGCGAGAAGTGTGTGTTTGGAAATCTTGCTCACCTCACACGATGGAAGAAATGCTAGAACACGCTGCATTTCGCGGCTGGGATTGCTTCAAGGAGAACCAGTAATGAAAGACGAAGACAACCGATGGGCGCGGCCTGTAATGGAAGACGTTTCATGGGAACACGCAACAGGCATTCCCGCGTTTCTCAACGAGCGCGGCATCAGGGAAGGGCTGGCAAAGCATGTCGGCTTGCCGGCAATGATTATTGTTGCTGGCGACCCCATGTTGCACCGCGTTGACGAGGGTGACGGCAACCCTGTGTTTCAGTACTGGCGGTCATCCGTGTACCTCGTCAGTTCAACGCCTACGGGGATTGAGGGGACACGGTTCACAAGCCTGTGTGTCCGCGACCCGGATGACACTGTTGAATCTGTGCGCGACGAACTGCTTAATAAGTGTGTCAACTTTATCACCAAGTGTGAACCTTCAACCAAAATCAAATATGTCTCGTAAATTACCACTAGGCTGCTTGACCGTGACCCTCCGCAAATGGGGTGACTCGGTCATCATCAACGACGAGGACGGCAACCAAATCGCACAGATCTACGCCCAAGTGCAGGGATCTGAAATCAACGACAGGATCAGGGTCAGCATCAGGGCTGAACAGAAGTACCGAATCGTGAGACACAAGGACGGACTATGAGTACACCAACACCAGGCTATTACGAAACGCTGTTGAACGAGCGCGGCCTTGTCGTGACGCAACTACGCGCACAGATCAGGGACATTCAGCACCATTGCAAGATGCTTGGTGTGATTGGCGGGGCGTTAGAATCAGGCGCAAAGTTCGACCACAAAGCGGCAGGGTTTGAGATCAGACAATTGCTTAACATCATCAACCGGAGAATCACATGAAGAAGATGCTGCCATATATCGTTGAGGGAATACGGACTGACAAGGAAGCGGGAATGCGACAGGTTGACATTGCTGTGAAATACGGCGTGTCAACAGGTGCTGTGTCTCGCGTGTTGCGTGGTAGCCGGCACAAAGCCAAGGTTGCCAATGCTAACTCCTGACGATGGTTTTTGCGGCGTTCCTGCTGGGGGGCGTTCCCCCGGCAGGGACGTTTTATTACTTCAACTACGAATCAAATTGCTTGAGGTTGAACTTGCGAAAGCGCAAGCACAATGCGACTCTTTGAGGGAAACGATCAGAAGTAAATTTGTTGAAAAACTTGACAAAGTTTGGTACGAGGGGCAAGGATGATCGAGATCGAAGACATCGTTGACCGCATTGCGACTTCCGAGTCAACCGATTCGCTGCTACTTGAAGCGTCTGAAGAAATCAAATACTTGCGGCTTGAACTTGCTCGCGAGATAGCCAACCGATACAAGGCGCGTGGAACCGATGATGATTGAGTTCCGCGTACCCGGCATCGCCGCTCCGCAGGGC